TTCAACCTATTGTAGGTGCTGAAGTTGGTAAAAAGCTAACTGAAGTGGGAAGTAAAATGGTTGTTGAAGGTATAAAAGCTTTGCCGGGTAAAAAGTCAGAATTTAAAGTTCCAGAATTTGAGAAGCCTATAATTAAATTAGGAGAGTACAAGGGTGATTTGCGAACACTTGGTGGGTTTGAAGAAAGAAAAGTACCAGGTAAAAAGTCTATAATGAAGCTTTCTGAAATGACTCCAGAGCAAAAAAGCTGGAGAGAACAAAAAATAAAAGAATTAGGTAAAAAAGGTTATGCAAAATTTGTTAACAAAAATAAACCGAAGGATATTACTCAAAAAAGAACATACACCTTGGTAAATGGAAAAAAAGTTTACGATGCTGGGTGGATGGAAAAAAATAACTCATTAGCTATAAATATGAATGGATCACCAGCAAAACAAATAGACCCGTATGCGGCGATTAACCCAGAGGCAGTGCCAGGAGCTCAAGCTCAAAATGTTTTAGGAGCACAACCAATAGTAGGGGCTGATCTTAATCAAGCTAGAAATGTAGATATGCAAGCAATGATTGATCCGTATAAATCTCCAGGTGCTACATTTAAACCAGGTGAAAAGTTAAAAGCTGAAAATATATATGGCCAAGCTGGCCAAAGACAGGCCTTAATGAATTTAGGTTCTCCTATGCATGCTCACACGCCAACGCATGGAAAAAAATACAAGAAAGGCGAGTTAATTGACGAATCAGATTTTGAAGCGTTAGGTACAGGCTACAATGTTCAAAATATAAGTGATATACAGGAAGACAAAAAAGGCCAATTTATGACTACTTTAGGTGACAGTGAAATATATAGTGATAGACCTAGGCCTAAAAGTAAAAAAATAGATTATCCAGACCCAAAAGGTTCAGCAAGAGATACTATTAGACCAAAAGTCGGAAAGTTTTTTAAAAGATCATAAATAAACAATAAATAAATATTAAGTCATGGATAAAAGAGAAATGATAATTAACAACCCTAAGCTTGATGGTCAAGTAGGTGAAAGTGCTGTTTGGAACGGTCCTTTAAGTAAAAAAGGTTTTCCAATGGGCAAAGGTAGCAGCTCTGGTATTACAGGCATGGAAGTGTCCAAATATCCTTGTGGCTACAGTGATGCACCTATAACTCAACGAGCAAAAGGAAAATAATATGGCTGCAGGAGACATCAAGTTGTTAGCAGCAAACGCAATAACATTAGCAATAAGCATGACGCACATAGAGGTAACGTTAAAAGTAATACTTTTGCTTATAAGCATTGGGTATACAATTGCTAAGTGGGTAAAATTAAAGGAATAGAAGTAATAATTGTAGTATGGCATACGAGCAAAATCAATCACCTTTTTTAAGAGTTCGAAAAACTACTAAAGGTAAAGGCAGAAATTACAGAACAACAGAGGAAGGAGCTGGTATGACTGCTGCTGGAGTTAGAAAATATAGACAACAAAATCCTGGCAGTAAATTAAAAACAGCTGTAACTAAATGTGACGTTAAAGTTGGAACAAAAGCTTATAAAAGACAAAAAGCTTTTTGTAGCAGATCTAAAGGTTGGACAGGCGAAAGAGGCAAAGCAGCTAGAAAAAGATGGTGCTGCAGTAGATTTTAATATAAAAACAACACATTATGGAACAAGGACACTTTGGTCATTACACAGGTAATGCAAGACATTCAAAAACGCCTATAACAAAAGGTAACGTACACGCTGCAGAAAGAGATGATGCTGCACACATTTCTTATTTAAAAAGAGATATTGATTATGATGCTAAACACGGGCATAGCGATAAAAATATGACGGCTGATGAAAAGCACATATCTAAATTAGCTGGAGATATGAAATATGATAAAAAACATCATTCACCTGCCGCTAATTTAAAAAATGTTTTATCAGGTAAACAAAGATATTAATTTTTATGAAATCAAAAGGATTTGGAGATAGCGTTGAAAAATTTACTAAAGCAACAGGTATAAAAACTATTGTGGATAATGTATCTAAAGGTTTAAATATACCTTGTGGATGCGAGCAAAGACGTGATGCTTTAAACAAAATGATTCCTTACAAAAAATAACTATGGCTTTTAAAATGAATGGTGCCCCATATGGAGGTGATAATACTCCTATATACCATGTAGACATGGAAGACGGTGTTTTAGGTAAAGCTAACAACAACGGCACTATAATCATTAATAAAGATATAAATGACGTCAAACAAATTGATGATGTTATAAAGCACGAAAAAGTACATATAGATCAAATGAAAAGAGGTGATCTTAATTATGATGATAAATATGTGTATTGGAAAGGTAAAAAGTATTCAAGGGCGCAAATGAAAGAAGGTGCTAAAAACCTTCCTTGGGAAAAAGAAGCATATAAAAACGCATAACTAAAAATAATTATTATGGGAACATTCATGTCAAAACACTCTAAAAACTTATTAAAGTACAACCCTGTAGACGATAAAGCTAGTGCTTTAAAAATGAAGGGGGATTTAGATAAAGATGGTAAGCTTAGCGGGTACGAAGCTAAAAGACAGGCTGCGATAGATAAAAATTCATAAATGTGGAAGTTACTACTAGGCCTTTTAAAAGGAGGTGACGGTAGAAAGTCTGTCGCTGGAGGTTTAGCTTGGGAAATAAGAGAAGCTATAAAAGGCAAAGAACTTGACCCTGAAAAATTAATAGAGTTACAGACTAAAATAAATATGGTTGAAGCTTCGCATAGAACTTTGTTTGTTGCTGGCTGGAGACCGTTTATAGGGTGGATATGTGGAGTTGCATTAGCTTATAATTTTGTTATACGTGATTTATTTATTTGGATAACAAAAACAACAGATGCACCACCACCATTACAAATGGAGCACTTAATGACAGTACTGCTAGGAATGCTCGGGCTTGGCGGACTAAGAACATACGAGAAAATAAAAGATAAAATAAAATAATTAAATTTAATCAAATGAAAAAAGTAGAAGAAACAAAAAAGATTACTGACGAGCAGTTGGAAACAATTAAAGAACATCAACAAAAGCTAACCAAAACAGTAACTAATATTGGGTTTTTAGAAACTCAAAAGCACGGTTTACTTCATGAGTATGCTGGAATTGTTGATGATGTTGAAAAATACAAGCAAAAGCTTGAAGAAGAGTACGGTGCCATTAATATTAATATTGAGGACGGAACTTACACTGTTATTGAAAAAGAGTAATCGTGGACAGTGTTATAAGAAAAATAAGCATTGGATCAGATTATAAAAACGATGCAATGCACTATGCTATAGGCCAGCAGGTTTATGGAGGTCACACCATATGTGATATAATATTTGAAACCCAAGAGCAGTCTTATAATATTCACATAAAGAAAGACAACGAAGTTTTGCCATGGAAAAAGTTTAATAAAAATATGGCAATCTCAGTTGAATATGATTTAGAATACTAATGAATAGCGTCCATCAGTTTATAATAAAACCTATTGGACAAAGATATAATAACGAATTAACTATAGGTGATAAAAAGCTTATAATTAATTCTAGTATATCTAGTCATAAGTTTGTAAATAGAGAAGCCGAGGTTATTGCAGTTCCTTTAGCTTTTAAAACCAGTGTTAAAAAAGGAGACACTGTTTTAGTACACCATAATTTATTTAGAAGATATTACAATTTAAAAGGTAAATCTGTAAATAGTTCTAAGTTTTTTAAAGACGATATGTATTTTGCGTCATTAGACCAGGTATATATGTTTAAAAAAAATAACAAGTGGAACACAATAGGTGATTATTGCTTTATTAAGCCCGTAGTTAATACGGACCAATCTAACTTAGTTAAATTAAAAAAGAATATTGGTATAGTCAAATATACCAATAGTTCATTAGAAGCGCTTAAAATAAGCCAGGGAGATACGGTAGCTTTTAAAAGTAATAGAGAATTTGAGTTTATAGTAGATAACGAAGTTCTTTACTGTATGAAATCTAATGATATTTTAATTAAGTATGAAAATAAAGGAAACGAAACTGAATATAATCCAAGCTGGGCAAAAAGCAGTTGAAGAATTAATAAAGGTAGCAAAAGAAAAGATCGTTGACTCAGAAGATGACATCTCGGCTGACAGACTTAAAAACGCTGCCGCTACTAAAAAGCTAGCTATATTTGATGCTTTTGAAATATTAGCTAGAATACAAGAAGAACAAAATTTATTGGACGATAAGCCAATTAATAAAAAGGTAGAATCTTTTAAAGGTTTTGCTGAAGGAAGATCTAAATAATGTATAAACAAAGTTTAGTTCAAGTATTAAAAGACTATATAAAGCCTAGTGTTGTAAAAAAGAACAACAGGTATAAGAAATGGAAATACGGTTATGATAAAGATCATGATGTTGTTGTTATAAGCAAAACCGGTGAAATAGGTGAAATATACGAAATACAAAATTTAAAAATAGCATTGCCAGCCGCTAATAATGTATTTGAAAGTTCTTCTAAAAAAGAAGATCAAAGATGGCAACAATTAGAATATCCAATTGAATTAAAAAAAATAAAAACAGTATATGAGTGGAATCAGCAACCAGAGTCTTTTAAAGAAAAGTGGTACGATTATATCAACAATGAATTCATTAAAAGAGACGAAGGTTATTGGTACTATAATAAAGGTGTGCCTACTTACATTACTGGTGCTCACTACATGTACTTGCAGTGGACTAAAATTGACGTTGGGTCAGCAGAATTTAGGGAGTCGAACAGATTATTCTTTATATTCTGGGAGGCATGTAAGGCCGATAGTAGATCCTACGGGATGTGTTATCTTAAAAACAGACGGTCTGGTTTCTCGTTCATGGCTTCTGCCGACACAGTTAACCAGGCAACAATTTCAAGAGATTCTAGGTATGGAATACTCTCTAAATCGGGAGCTGATGCTAAGAAGATGTTCACTGATAAGGTTGTACCCATATCGATCAACTATCCATTCTTTTTCAAGCCAATACAGGACGGTATGGAGAGACCCAAAACTGAATTATCGTATAAGGTCCCGTCGAGACGCCTTACAAGGAACTCCGTCAAGGATACGTCGACAGAGGAGACCGATGGACTCGATACGACGATCGACTGGAAGAACACCGGAGACAACTCGTACGATGGAGAGAAGCTCAAGCTACTCGTCCACGATGAATCGGGGAAATGGGAGAGGCCGGACAACATCCTCAACAACTGGAGGGTCACGAAAACAACTTTAAGGCTAGGTAGAAGAATAGTTGGGAAGTGTATGATGGGCTCAACTTCAAACGCATTAGACAAAGGTGGATCAAATTTTAAAAAATTATACGAAGCTTCAGACGTCACTCAAAGAAACCGCAACGGACAGACTAGCTCAGGATTATATAGTTTGTTCATACCTATGGAATGGAATTACGAAGGATACATTGATTCTTATGGATTTCCTGTATTCGACACTCCAAAGAAACCGGTTAAAGGCGTTGACGGAGAAGAAATAGATATAGGGGTTATATCACATTGGGAAAATGAAGTTGAAGGCTTACAAAATG